GGGTGTTTGAAATAGCGCAATGCTAGCATGTTGTGTTGCTACCCCCCCCAGGTATCACTACCTGGGGATACTGTGTCAAGCTAATAGCTATTGCTTGACGTAGCTGTGGCATAACCACAGGTGTCGGATACTCACAGGGAGGCTGGTGTGGTGGTTCCGAAACCCAAGCCACCACACCCGTAGGCTCACCAGCGGGACACGTCGCGGTATTGACACCAGCGCCCGCTAACAATTGGTTGGCGATCTCTTGAACGAGCAAGCGCATCAAGCTGTTTAGTGTAGTCCAACCCGACCCAGGGTGGACTATCGTCATAGAACCGTTCTAAGCGGCGCTGCTCGTCAGGCGGAATGCCAAATGCCCGCCAGAAATCAACTCTTGCCCTTTCAGTGACAGGTCGCGGCTCACATCTTAGGTTGCCCTTACGCCATGCAAGATCACGCTCATATGCCGCATTGACGCGTCCATTACGCCAAGACTCACGCATAAGACGGAGCGCAAACGATTGCACAACCGGGATACCAGGGTTGGTTGCAAGCTCGCATTCACCACCTGCCCTCAATCTGGCCAGCCAAGCCCTACCACCGTAAGGCTTGGTACAAACGGATGCGTGTGATATCGCCCTAACTGGGTCGCGAACAAGAATGTCTTCGTGACCATTATTAATAACCTTACCTTGGCAGAAGGAGACCTCGCTCAGCTCATTTTTAATAAGCATTTTGGTTAATAGCCCCAGTTTCTTAAAGTGTTCTTTTTCATATTTTTGGAACTGTTCGAGGTCACCGCGCCGTATGGCGATCACACTGTCATCACCGTTAATGATGACATCAAATGGTATTGCAAGCATAGTCATCAGGCTGCACACTGCAATAAAATTAATAATACAGCCCTTTAATGATGTATCATAGTCGCCACTAGCGCAGGTGGCCTCAACAGTGTACTTGATGCCACCACGTGTGCGACCGTGGTTGCGTAACTGATAATGGAGGCATTTGCGTAATGTGCGGCTATATCTATAAGTGGAACTAACACTACGGTAGAACTGGTGCACTGCTTGCAGCAACGCTTTGGACTGCGTCGAATCAAAGCGGCTGTAATCATTTTCAATATATACAATATCTTCAGTGCCCAGTTCGTTGCCTAGTTGGCGCAAGCGTGCCCCAATTTGCTTGGGGTTCATGCACTTAGCAAAGAATTTTCTTATTTTTGGTGGCGCATGCTTGCCCCACAGCGCCTCCTCAAACGGTTTCAACAGAGCTCCCAGCGTAACAGCAAATCGTGTGGGACGAGCCTGGATAGCACGTGGAGGCTTGACAGCGTCTGTGGTCTCGGGCATGCGCTCATTTTTGATAAAGGTGGATAAGCGGCCGTCTTTTGGATTAAATGGCAAATCATCTAGACTATCTATAGCTTCATGGTACTTACGTCTCATTGCCGGATTGGGATGAGAACTAGCAAACTCACGCAAAGTCATTGGGACAATGTGCTGTTTGTAGAACCCAATTTGTCGCATGAACGCAATCATGCGGTCGGTGCAGCCACGAACGTAAAACTCATCTGGAACGGGAGTCTCGACCAGATGGCGCTCGCAGAGCGACTTATGCTCGTTACACACGCACCCACTGTATATCGAGCAGCTGTAAAAGTCAACTGCTGCATACACCGGCAAAGGTACCAATTGGTAAATGGCCCGCTTATTAGCGCAATCGTTCCGGCCTGGATCAGTGATTCGAGCATTGTCGCGGACACGCCCTGATCCATGGCCCTGACATAGCGCTCGACGGGCGATAGGCGAAAACCCGCAGGTGCGGGCTCTGGGTATCCAAATAGACTAGTCCATGATCTGAG